GGAGACATAAACTCAGCACCATACCTGAGTGCGGCATCAAACATCCTATCGCCAGAAACAGGTTCGCCTCCGAATATACTGCGTCCAATGTCTGCGGCCACACCACCAACACCTTCATCGCCTATAGATGCTTCATACATGCCTTGTACAAACTGAGGCACGGCAGGTCTGAATCTACCGCTTTCAGTTTTGGCTAGTGGCAAAAACATAAAGTTGTTGGCAGGTTCTGCAAACAAACCTGAGTATGGGTTTTCCGTCAGAAAGACATCTTCTGGGGCTAACAGGCCACTTTGCATGGATGGTGGTAGTGCCATTACGCTTTCTTTCTCTTCTTGCCGCTAGCAGTTGTTGACCAGTTCACACGCTTTCTCCCAGTTTTCTTCTTGGCTTCCTGCTTACTAATCTTGCTAGCAACAGCTTTAGGGCGACAGGCTGGGTATCCCCGCTTCTCGCCCTTCTTGCGGCCACAGGGTTCACCAGTCTTTACGTCAACCCACTTCTCGCCAAACCATTTACCAAGTCCTGCCTGTGCTGGCATTATGTTTTCCTCACACGATTGTCAGAACCGCCCCACTTGCCGCCCTTGTCCTTATACCACTTTGCGGCATAGGCATTGGCATAGGCTGAAGGGTACACCTTGTACTTCTTCTTAGCCGCCGCCTTTGCCCTTGACCACAAAGCTGGGTCTTTTGGTTTACTAGCCGCCACAGTATTTACCTGTTTTGGTGTTCATGCCTTTGCCTTTTTTCTTACCGTATGCCATTAGCCTATCCTTATGTTGCCGTTTTCATCTGTAGAACACTTACTTGCCATTGTATCAGATTTATGCACCGCAAAAAAGTTCCCACCGAAGGTATATATATCATACCCCCAATCCTCTAGCCAGCTACGCATTTTATCCTGGTCAATCTTGATAACCTCAATCAGCATCTGTGGCTTGTGTTTTTCTATCAGGTTCTGTGCGCCAGCCAGCACATCGAACTCCATGCCCTCAACATCAATCTTAATAAAGTCCAGTCTTGAAAGAGGCAAATCGTCCAGCGCAATCTGTTCAACTTTGGTCGTGCTGCCCAGTGTCTGACCAATATTCTCACTGCCCTCTTTCTGCTTTATTTCCATAGAACCAAATGTGGATGGCTGAAAATAGTTGGGCTTCGGGATATCAATAATGCAGTTTTTATCACCGACAGCGCTGTTATAGGCCGTCACGTTGAAGCAGTTGTTTATGGCTATATTGCCGCACAACTGGTAGTACACCATGTCCTGCGCCTCAAAAGACACGACAGAACCAACATTGTGCAGGGTCTTAGCCCACTCAATCGTATGCACCCCAATGTTCGCACCGCAGTCTATCGCCACAACGCCCTTGCCGTAATCGTTCAGCCTCTGGTTCAGGCAGAACTTAGCAAAGTTTATTTCCTGCATGTCGTACTCGCCAGTGTTCAGTAACTGAAACCCGACACCGTATCCATGCGTTTCATCAATCATGCGATAGTCATTACGATTAACTATCATCATGCCGTGCGCTGTGTTCACAACTATGTTGGCCTGTGGGCGCATCACCACTTCACCTTATTAGCCCAATATGCCGCAGAACACTTTCCTTTAGCAATGTTCTTTGCATGTCTAGCTTTGAATGATTTACGTCTAGCTTTTTCAGATGCTGTTTTCGGATTTTTACCTGCACCTGATACACCCTGCTGACCAAAGCGGATTGTCTTAATAGAACCGTCATCGCATTTGGCCACAACCACATGGCTTTTTGTGGGGTGGTTAGGTGTGCGCTTTGGCTTGTTGTAGCCACTAACGCCAGCACGTTCTAATCTGGAATCAGGTTTCTTCGGCATTTGTCACCTCTAAACGTATTCCTTGGCACAGCGTCATAAAATCTTCTGGGGCAATATCAGCCCTCACAGACCATATAGCCGATAACTCTAGCAAGGCCATCATCACTTCCTCGGCCTCAACATCAATAGTGTGATACATGCCCTGAATATTCAGGTCTAATATATCTGCAAGAGAAGTAACCCTCTCCTCTGCGTTAGTATAATCGTCCACCTCATCTTCTGGAGTGTAGACGACTTTTGTGTCTTTGCTTGGAAATTTGATTACATTGGTCATGCCTCACTATAACAAACCGAAAAAAAATTCGCAATTACTGCATTTTTTTGTTTGACACTATCTTTATTCTTAGCTTATAGTTATATTATATCCATTAACAAAGGGAGATTATGATGGAAAAGCAGAGATATATCGCAGAAACAATTTTGGCGCAGATTAAAGCATTTGACCCATTCGCAATGATGGCATATGGCGCAAAAAATCTGGTTATCTTGAATGAGACACACCAGTATTCAGGTGGCCTGTCATTCAAAGTAAACGGTTTTCGCCACAAGGGTACGGTAGAAATTGCGCTGATGTTTAACGATACATACCGTGTTCGCACATTTAACCGCACTCTGACCAAAATTAAGGATGAGGTTAAGGATGTATACTTCGAGGACTTAGTTCAGGTTCTAGATAGTCTTATTGAAGATAGGAAGGCGGCATAGGGGTAAAACTAAATAATTAAACCCCTATACAATCCAATTTGTCTTAGGGCGGGGGCTAGAACTCCCGCCCCATCTTTTTGTGTAGCCCATAGCGCTAGCGCCTTGTTCCGCAAATGTCAGCACAAAAGCATCCGCTACGTCAGGGCTTCTCTGCCCCCTACGCTTCATCTCATCCTTTGATTCCACCTTCAGCTTACCATTGCTGAGATATTTATACCTGATGCCTGTAATCTCCTGTATCAGCGTGTCATCTTCAGGTATATGCACATCACGGTTCTCAAACCACTCTCTAGCGTTCCAATATAACTCATCACGCAATCTGCCAAACTTTTCCTTCAGGCTAGCAGTCTCTGAAACACTCACCGCAACGGCTGGCAAATCCAACTCTCGCAGTCTATCCGCTAGTCCTGCACCAAGCCCAATAGCGTCAATATAAATCGCCTGTGGTCTACTCTGATAATTGCAAGCCTCATATTCCGTCAGCACAATACCCGCTAGTTCCATCAGGTCTTTGTTCTGCCAAGTCTTAATAGGTTCTGTAAGCACCTGACCGTGCCTCTTAGCCAACGCTGACCTGTCACCACCGAATCTAGCAACGTCCAATCCCCAAACCACAGGCGTAGTCGGTGACGGTTCTACATCCCTCTTCGTGGCCTCTTCCACAATGTAAAGCGGCACTAGGACATCATCAGACTGCGTTGGAAACTCGCCAAGAACACGCACACGGTAAACATTGCTTTCCTCACCATACTTCTCAGCCATGTTGTCCAGAAAGTCCTGCGATACATATTCACCCTCATGACAGCTTACCGTGATATTATGCCACATATGCCGCATACTGTGAAAACTCTCATAAAAGAAACCATCAGAACGTGTAGGGTTTCCGCACATGACGACCTTAGCACCCTCAGTCGATAACGCACCCTCTGCCACCTGAAACACGACATCTGGAATGCCTGATGCTTCCTCACAGATAAACAGCATGTTCTCAGAGTGAAACCCCTGCAATGCTTCTGGGTTCTCCCTGCGGCTGGTTCTCGCAACAGCATAGCTATCACTAGCACCCTTCAGGCTAATCTTATCGTTCTTGAACTCCAACAGGTTCTTAAACCCCTCTGGCAAGCCCCTCGCCCACTTATCTATTTCCGTCCACAAAATATCTGATAACTGATGTGCCGTGTTAGCCGTTACAGCTACCTTGCACGGATAATGACTAAGCAGCCACCACAGCACAACCCAACTCTCAAAAGCTGTCTTGCCTACACCGTGGCCAGACTTAATACTCACCCTGTCATTAGCCGCAATAGCCCTCAGTGCATCAGCTTGCCACTTCTGCGGTTTAGCCCCGATAATCTGTTCCACAAAGAAAACAGGGTCATTATGTATCTGCAAAAGCAGGTCAGTCGTCAAATTTTGATTGGATGGCATTCCGCACTTCCTCAATTACATCTACCCAATTAAAGGGTTCAGGCTGATAAAAATGTCTCATGTTCTGATAAAGCGGTGTCTCATCAGTGTAAGGCCACCATCGCCAGCAAGTATCATGCCTGTGCAATACCATTGTCGGCACACCCAAACCACCCGCCAAGTGACACAGCGCAGTATCCACCGTAACCACCAAGTCTAAGTTCCGCAATAAACCAGCCATGTCAGAAAAATCTGCAACCTGTGCAGAAAAGTCTGTGCTATCTGGCAAGCCTGTCTCGCGGGTCAAATTCACCCACTGGGCATCTATGCCAGCCATCAAACTGTGAGCCTCAGATATGGTAAGGCTTCTGCGCTTATCAATAATGAACGCATGGAAGTTTTCAATTCTGCTTTTACCACTATAACAGAACCCTATTCTGGGCTTCTTACGTTCACCCAGCATCTTGTCCCATTTATCAACTAGCACAGGATTAGCCTTAAAATAGGCACTCCCATCAACAGCAGACCAGTCAGTGCCGAACATGCACATCAAATCCATTGTCCACAAATGATGTGTAAAATCATCCACACTGTCACCGTCCCGCATAACGCTACACAGCCCAGATTCTTCCATCAGCCCATACAACGCATTGGGGGCTACCAAAGTAGGTTCAGCACCCATTTCACGCAACTTCGGCAACCAACGGCTAACCATCAGCGTATCACCAAACCCCTGTTCCTGTCTGATAATGACCTTGCCGCTACCACCCTCATACTTGGGCAACTCAACAGCCTCACGCAGAAACACACCCTTCCTCGCCTCATAATGCTGACAACCATCCACATAATCACCGTTCTGCAAACACGCCAGCGAGTAAGTATGCCTGATAGCCTGATTGTCGGGGGCTAACTCCCTTGCCCTCTTAGAGTACCGTAAACCGTCCTCAAAACGGCCTGTCTCTAAACACAGCACAGACATATTATGGTTCACCTGATAGTTATCTGGCTGAATACGAATAGCCGCCTCTAGGAAATCCCTAGCCTGTTTTATCCGTAAATCCTCACGCATCATGTTGCCCAGATTAGCCATAATAGGAACACAATCAGGTTTCAGAGATAAACCCTCATATAACACCCTCTCAGCAAACTCACGCTTGTCCATCTTCAGTAAACACATGCCAAGCAGATTAATCACCAACGGATGTTCAGCAACCTCTAGAACACGATTACACAATATAGCGGCCTGTTGCCACTCTTCAGCGTCAAATAAACGCTTGGCTTCGTCAAACTGCTGTTCAGGAGTCATGGTGTACGCCTTCTCTGCATATTGCGCTTAACAGAACTGCCAGACAAATAACTGCGGTTGTTCTTGCCCTTAACTTCCGTAAAGTTGACAACCTCATCTCGCAACGCCTGCAAATATTTTTTAAACTGTGCAGGAGATGCCTTCACAATATCCTTTCTGGTGGGGGTCATAGTCACTCCTTTACCTCGCCCTCAATCGTGTTCTCAGCCAATCTCTTCTGTTCAATCTTAACAGCCGCAAGCTTCAACTCATCCACAAAGCTAGAAACCTTGTGTTCAACGTCAATCTTCTGATTATCACCGTAAAGCTTCGGATACAACTTAGCCGCCCTCCACTTGTAAGTGTCAACAATAACCCTAGCTTGCTGTGCGTCTATCTCACCGTCCAACATACGCTTCAAAGCAACGTCTATCTGGTCATCAATACCTTGTGCGCGAAGTTCGCTTGCTACCTGATACTTACCACGGAAGTCATCGTCAGACT